TGCACCGATCCTCAGTCGCACAAATAGTGCCGAACCGTCAGAATACGGATGAAAGCCTAATCAAATGCAAAAACCAGCCGTTCTATTTGCAAACAAATTGCTGCGATTTGTCCTGACCTTATGATCTAGATGCGTAGAAGAGGTAGGGACCAATCACCGCGCGAATGTCCATATCCTCTGCCCAAGAGGGCGTTTCGTCGTGGCAATGAAAGCGTATGGCACCCTCTGTCGGATCGGCCACACCACCTGCGACGACCCGAGCAAACACTGCGAGCGCCCGGGCGGCCTCCTGTTCCAATGGATCTCCCATCAATGCGGCGGCCCATTCCGATGATCTGGCCGGCGACCCGGCGGCTTCGGGCGCAATCTCGCTCCCGTCTCCGTTGGCGCGGCGATTGAGGAAGGCCCAACTCAGCGCAGCCAACACATCCTCATCCAGCCCTCGCCCATAGTGCGCAACAGCAGCACCGAGAACCATCAAATCCATTCCACAGATCACCGGCTGGTTTGAACGCACAGCATGATTTTCCTTTGGAATCATAGAGTTAGACATTTCCGACTTAGATGGTGATGGGTGGAGAGCTTGGGTCATGAGCTAAGTATAGGTGATATAGGTTTTTATTCCTACATTTGTTTTTGCTCATTCGCTTCCATTAAGCGGTCGGGATTTCCAACTCCAGATAGTGGAGCGCCAGGCGGAGCGAACCGCCTGTGAAACCGCCGCCGGTCCCGGTGACGCGTACGGGGGTCGCACCGTAATAAGCGGTTGGAGTGCCACTCACGCCATTCACGGCACTGCCCGCGGAGGTGCCAATGGCGTTGCCATATCGGCCTGGGTCAGCGCTCACCCCAAGGGTCCAGGATGCAGGACCTGTGATGTCTGTCAGCACCCTCCCCGTCACCCCAAAGACGATGGCGCGATCCGGGATGGTCAGCGTCGTGTCGTTGAAGGCACCAGCCAAAATGCTGTGATCGGTCTCTATCGTCTCGATACGGGTGGCCGCCATGTTGGGTGTGAGAGCTGCGACTGTGCCTGCAGGTCCCGCGAGCCAGGTCGTCCCGTCATGGAGCAACCAGGTTCGGGTCGCCGCGTCCCATGCCTGCCAGCCCGCATTGGGGGTCAGAAACACCCACGCCCCATCGATATAAGCGGCAACCTTCCCGTCTTCACCTGCCCACGCACCTGAGGCGCCGGCGCCGACAATCCACCGCGCACCCTCTGTAGGAGATTCCGGCGGCACGGCCACAGTCGCACTTTCCACCGCCAGATGCACAAGTGCGTCCAATCGGCTCAGCGCCTCATTCACGGTCACATGCTTTTGTGCCTGGGCAGCCTCCACGAAGGGAAGGACAAGATGAGTGCTGTCAGACATGAAGCGTAACCTCTCTGCTGGTGCCACGACCAAAGGCCTGGCTCAATTGACTGATGCGAAGATCGAGTGTTGAAAATTCGGCGCTGCCGAAATCGGCGATCTGATCGGTGCTGGTGTAAACGGTCGACATGGTTGAAGCAGCAAGTGTGCGTGTCACACTCCCTCCCTCTAGAACATCGACCTCATAGGCTTGGATTTCTTCACCCAGGGGCACGTCAAGCCCGACCCAGCTGTCACCCTCCAGGCGGGTCCGCCGTATCCAGGAGAGGTCGATGTCGCCCAATTCGTTGCGCTGCCCCTTCACATGAACAGGCGACAAAGGACGCAGGCCAACTCCATCAAAGGCCCGCAGCTCGGTCGCATAGGTCTCATGATCAATACCATATCGGCCCGGGCCATAGCGCCAATGAATGTCGAGACCACGTTCTCCTGATGGCAGGCCGATCTGCTGTACCGCATCGTCTAAGAGCACGAAGCGCGCGCCGGTGCCAAGCGTTCCTAGCATTGCCTGTTCAGTGCCGCCCTGCCCGCGCAGCAGGCCGCTCAGAACATAAGTGTTCACGTCAACAAGGTCGGCTTCTGCAAACTGGATCACCTCCCAGGATCCCGGTGTGGATTCCAGGGCCGCAAAGTTCGCCCCATTGAGCACGGCCTGGTCCGAAACACTCTGCAATTCGCCACTTGTCAGGCGCACCTGTAGTGAGTTTGCCCTATCCCATCGGCTCACGGGACCGGCTGCAAGGTCCGTCAGCGTTCGGCCCATGGTGGCGGGCACCTCCACCACACGGTCGAGGGCAAAACCGGAGCCTGTTGCGCTTCGATAGAGTGCGATACTGCCCGGCCAGGGTACTGCTGTCGCAGCAATGAAAGGCGCATGAGGTGTTTGTTCTCCGTTCAGCAAAGGCAAGTCGAGGAATGCCACATCCGGCGGACCAAAACTCGGCAATGGGTCTGCAGGCCGTGTGTGCTCGGGCGCGGCAAGAAGGCCAAACACCTGCGCATCGGTCTTCACAGCTTCCACCTCAATTGCTCCCTCGTCAGAGAGGGTAGTGAGATGATAGTCCACCTCACGGTCCTCAAGTTCGAGGGTCACCACGTCACCTGGGTCAGCCGCCAGCCGACTTGGTGGCAATGCCAGCGACGCGCGCTCCCGTTTCACCCAAGTGTTCTGCAGCCAAATCTCGGCAATGCGCTGAGCATCCGCTTGAGCCAAAACCATGGGTAAGGCTGCAGTCGACACCCGTTGAGACGAAACTGTTGCACGACGGGCTTCCACCGCGGCCTGCCGATAGTCCGCCTGCGCGTCGAGGTAGGTGAGTTTCGCGGCGAAGGGCAATTCAGTTTCCTGACCGCGGGTGAGCGTGAAGCTGGCTCGCGCGGATCTTTCCTCCACCGCGAGGTCCTGCGGCGTCACCGTAAGAGAAGGTGTCTTCCCCATATGCTGGAAGCGAATGACACCTTCGCTTTCCACTGCGTCAAAGAAGTGGGCGAGCATAAGAGGCTCAATCGCCTGACGCGGCGACAAGATGCGATCAAGCACGAAACCTTCGACGGTACCGGTCAGACCTCCAGCGGCAATTGGTATGTCGCCGCCCGCTTTAGCGAGTTCAGGAACAAGCAATGCCAGGGGCACAGCGCCTAAGCGCCCGGTGATCCAATGTCCGAGCTTCCAATTGTCCCCATCCGACCAGACAGAGGTGAGCGACGGAAATGAAGGATAAGGTCGTGCGTCCCAGGTCCAGATATAGAGATGATCTGCATCGACCATGGGTCCGCCATAAAGAGGCGATAGGGGGTTGGCCGTGGCATCCTGCCAATAGCTCAGATGTGCTTCCAGAAAACGGCGTTGCCCATAATCGTCGCGAATGCCGTTTGAAAAATGAGGCAGATTGCTTTCAGAGGATTTGGGGTCTACGAAAACATTGGGCTGGTTCGCACCCTTGTCAACGGCAGGGCATCCGAGTTCGGTAAATCGTATGGGCTTTCCCATAGGCGCCCAATTGGTGGCACCGCCACTCTCCACGCCACCCGGCCGATTGACGTGGGTGTTGCTCCACCAATTTTTCAGGTCCTTGTAGCGAAAGACCCAGGGCTTCCCGTGCGCGCCGTCGGTGATGGGCGTGCGGATCTGGTTGTCGCGATCAGCGGCGCTGGCATAGTACCAATCATAACCCTCGCCACCTGCTACATTACTCTTCAAATAGTTGAGGTCATAGATGCTTGACGCCCCTGCGTCGGCATCCAGATGCGACGTACCGTCCCGCCAATCGGCAAGCGGCATGTAATTGTCGATGCCGACAAAGTCGATATTCGCATCAGACCAAAGTGGATCGAGATGGAAGAAGACATCTCCACTGCCATCGGCTGGTTGATGGCCGAAATATTCAGACCAATCGGCGGCGTAGGAAATTTTCGTTGACGGACCGAGCAATGTGCGCACTTCAGCGGCGAGTGCAATCAGCTCCGTGACCGCAGGATATGTTGTGGCGCTATCACGAAGTTGCGTGAGACCACGCATTTCTGAACCGATAAGAAAAGACTCAACACCTCCCGCCCAGGCACACAAAGCCGCATTGTGGAGGATCATGCGCCGGTAGGACCATTCTTCGGGACCCGAATAGGTGACGCCCAGAGCGGAGACAGAAAAGTCACTTGCCGATGCTGTCCCGAAAAAGGCGGCGACATCGCCCCCCACCGCTAGCGTCTTGTCCGTTGAACCCACAAATCCCGGCGCTGGGTCAATCGACATGCGCCCCCGCCACGGATACGCCGCCTGCTCACTCCCACCATAAGGATCGGGCAATCCATTGCCCGACGGCACATCCATCAGAATGAAAGGATAAAAGCAGACAGAGAGGCCCCGACTTTTGAGGTCTTCAATTGCGCGCTTCGCAGATGCATCAGAGGGTGTGCCGCCAAAGGCTGGTCGTCCATCGACCCGGCTCACCTCTTGCGCCATTCCGCGGCCCAACCCCGCGACCTGCCAGTTTTCAGGGATGGTTACTTTGTCCTGTCGGTCGACCTTTGGACGCAAGGAACAAGATCCACAACGAAGGTCATTGCCATACCAACTCACCACCAAGGCGGCAGCGTTCAGATTGGGACACGTCGCCTGCAGGTCATCTAAGGACACCTGCCAATCAGTTCCGCCGAGGCGGTTGTTCATGTTTTCTGAGTCGCTCACACCATTGGCAAAAATCCGTCGGAAGGATCTCGTGTCATAACCAAACTCAGTCGCACCTGGAATGATGGTGACGGCTTTAATGTCTTGTTCAATATCGCTGAGCGCACGAAACACTTCTATAGAGAGCTGCGGTAGGCGGTTGCCAAAGTCGGCGAGCTGTAAATCTTCAACGACGATGTAAGCGAGCCCCTTATAGGCCGGCACATTGCCCGCCCCCTCAACCGCCTCCATCGTGCTGTCGGGTACCTGCGTTTCAGAACCCAGATAGGCTCGGTAGGAAATGCCAGACAGGTCGAGCAGATTGCCGTCTGCCCAAACGCTGCCAATACGGGTGATGGGCCCTTCGCACAGGGCAATCGCACAAGAGACAGAGTAGGCGTAGCTTGTCGTTTCCGCAGAACTGCCGCCGCCACTCCCCTTGCCGCCACCACTGGAGCTTGTTGTGGCCGTCTCCTTGAATTTTGTTGACCAAATGACCTGTCCAGCCAAACGAACACGGCCATAGATCCGAGGGATCGCCGCACCTTCGGTAGACGCCTGTACATCAAGGTCAGACAGTCTTGGACCGTCTCGGGTGACAGATGTGCCAAACAGTTGATCATCAATGAGGGAGCCCGCAATTGATCCAACCGCATTGCCAATGGCGGCGCCGGAAATATTGGCGCCAAGGAAATTCACCCCGGCGGGCAGAGCAGCGGAGCCGACAGCAGACCCTGCCGCGCTTAAAAGAACGGAAGCCACTAGGTCAATTCTCCCGGAAATCGAAAGGCAAAAGCAAGGTGGCGTGGCCACCAGGCGCCCATATGAACTTCCGCCACAGCGCGACCGGAGCAGGCATGGATCATCCGACCCTCAAAGCTTTCAATCGCGGCGTGCTTCGCAACCGCGCCCCGTGTCATGCGGAACAGAAGAACATCGCCTGGCCTTGTGTCCGCCACATCTAGCTCAATGAGGTGACGGCGGGCAGCTTCGGCCATGGTCTCAACTCGAGCGTCGTTCAGATCAGGCACCTCCGCCCAATCGGCACTGTATGGGGGCGGTGTTTCCGGTTCCAGCGCATAAAGTTCCCGGTAGACACCTCTGATGAGCCCCAGACAGTCGGTCCCCACGCCGCATTTGCTGGCTTGATGGCGATAGGGCGTGCCTATCCAGCGTCGTGCGCAGTCGACAATCTGGTTCGGGCTTGTCTCATGCGTCATACCTGACTGCTCCCATCATTGTTGCTGCCACGTAGCGGATAAGAAAGGGCGAAATCATTTCCAGGGATGTGTGGGAAGCCGCGAAAGCTTGCAGCGTTGGCAAATTTCGCACGACAGGTTTCGAATTGCTTGTCGCAGCCCGCAGCCACGCTCAAGGTCACGCCTTCTTCAATTGCCTGTGCAGGCGCATGCCAGACCTCCAGGACGACGGCGCCGGCGCGTTTTGAATGGCGTTTGACTTCCAACACTTCATCCTGATTGACGCCGGAGGTGAAGGTCAGCAATCCGCGCGCAAACCAGGCGTCCGCGTAGGCATCGAGGCCTGTGACAATCATCTCTCGATTATCTGTGACACCAATAACCGAGCCGGTGCCTGTGAAAGCGCTGCCCGTCAGAGACACGCCGCAGCGGGCATCGCCCAGATCCGCATCGCAGGCATATTGAAAGAGGCGGCCTGTCGGCTGGTTCAACCGGTGTGAAAGACCGCGCACTTCAGCCGTAAACCCTGTGGGTCCCCGGCTGATTTCGCCAAGATTACCCTTGCGCATCAAAACCCGCTGATCGGTCGCCTGCCAATTCACGCGCCAGATTTCGATCTCTGCATCGTCATAGAGGCCGGCGGCGAGGTCCACGTCTTCCAGATGATCCGAGGAGAGCGCTCCCAAAACATCCAGATTGTCCACGGCCAGTCCACTGGATGAGGAGACAGCACTTGCTGTAAACCCCGCCGCAGCTTCAAACAGCGTGCCGTTGAAGCTTAGCGCCCGGTCATGATCCGTGAAGCCCATTGTGGCGCCGTCGCGTCGTATCAGTTTCCAACATTGGCACAGGGTTGTTGTCCCGCTGTCCAGGTGTGCCTGGAAATCGGGCGAAAGTGATTTCATCTGTTCGTGTCCTGCAGGCGCTAGACGCGGATTTCAACCAGCGGAATGGATGGGATGTCGCCCGCATCAAAGCCAGTGAGCGAAATGTCGAGAAAATCTGTGTCGAAACGCACAGGCACATCGAATTCAAACCCCGCCGTCACGCTGAGACCGGGCGCTGGTTCGTGCCCGGCCAAGAAGGTGACACGGCCCTTGGTCAGGTCGACGACAAAATCCGATGCGATTACCTGTTCCACACCATTGACCGCAACCCGTACGGTGCTTTCCACAGGCTTTGTAATGGGTCGCGAATAGGTCGCGCCACCGGAGCTGTAGTGTTTGATCAGATTGAAGGTCGCAGTGCCGCCGTCACCGGTTCCAAGGACCTCATCGGCATATGTCACCGGAACACCATAATCTCCGGACGCATGATCCGCGCGGTCCTTCCAGCGAAACCCATGCAACCTTCCATGGCGGGCTTCAAAAAAACCGATCACTGTATGCAGAACTTCCAGAGAGCGAATGCCATAGCCCGCATCAAAGCGCCTGCGGCTGTCAGCCCAGGGAGAGTTACGTTCCTCGTGACCGGACCCAAGCGTTACAATTTCGGTGCGCCGCTCCGGCCCACCGGAAGAGCCAAAAGCAACTTCCAGCGGAAATCTGATTTCATGAAATGCCACAGGTACGCTCCTATCCTAAAGATTGCGATTGCCGCGACTGACCGTGCGCTGAAGCATGGCGGCGATCTGGCTTTCGCTGCGCTTGAAGCTCGCCGCATCAGTGGCAGTGACATTGAAAGTAATGTTGAGGGCTTGCCCGCCGCCCTGCGACGCCACGCCGAGTTTTCCATCTGCCCCCCGAGCAAGTGGCAGGATTGCTTCGGCTCCAGCTTCACCTGCGAGCCCCACTCCTCCCTGCATAGGGAAAAGGGCTGGGTTCGACAGGACCCCGCCCTTGGCAAAGGCGTGGATGCGGCCTTGATCAAACACGTTTCCTTTGGCATTGGGCGTCAGGATTGATCCAAACAGGTCCCCCAATAGCGCGCCGGCGCCTCCGCTCTGCCCCCCACCAACGCCGGTTCCAAAAATGTCTTGTGCGGCCAGTTTCGCGAGGTCGACCGCGAGGGATTTCAGCACGTCCTGGAAAGAACGCCCGCCGACAACCAGATCGTCGAAGGCAGAACCGAGGGCGCGGTGCAAATCCTGTCCCATTTTTGAAGCGCGGTCCCCTTCTCGTGCGATGCCAGCAAAAGCGTTCTTGGCTTCTTTGCCGAGCCGCCCGCTGGCGCTGGTCGCGGCGTCAAGCTCCGCGCGAAGCCCGCGCAAGTCAGATGACAGCCCACCCACATCGAAACTCTCAAACTCCATCCGTTTTTGTTCCTGTCTGTTCGTCGGGAAAGCGGCTCATCAACCAGTTAAGGCCACCCATTGGCATTGCGGCACTGTCATTGGAGACAAATGCCAGAGCAGCGCCCTCCAATTCGCGCACGCTTGCCGACCAGAAGTCTTTCGGTGTCCAGTGCAGCGCACCGCAGGCAAAGCTCAAGAGGGGTTGCCAGGGAAAGGGGGCAAATGCTCACCGCCCTCCTCCGCTTGATTGAGTTCCGCCTCTGCGTTTTCGACGCTCTCAGCGCTGGCCCCTCCAAAGGTTACACGCAGCAGATCGGCCAAGGTGCGGATGAGTCCTGCCATGCCCCCGTCGAAACTCAGACTTTCGAGATCGAGCGCTGCGCTTTCGTGCCCGCCGCCATTCAACCCTGCCTCCAACAGGTTCAAAGCGTCTCTGCTCGTCAGCTGTCCTTGGGAAAAGCGGTCGGCAAGTGTGAGGATGTCCTCGCCGCCATAGGCTGCTTCCAAGTGGGCGAGCGCGCCAAGCGTGAGGCAGAGCGTATAGCTCTGACCATCTGCTTTGAGTTCCACTTCGCCGCGATGTCGGTTCACCATGTCAGGCACTCGTGAAAAGGAGTTGCCCTGCGGACTCAAGGGCGAGGTCAAAGCGGAGCTCATCTTCGTGAGTGCCTGCATATTCGAGCGAGGTGATTTGAAAGGCCCCCTCGACTGTCCCGAAATCTGGAATGATGACCTGCCAGTCACGAATGGTCCCGTCGAAGAAATAACCTCTGACAAGAGCGTCGGAGGCTTCATCCTTGAAGATGCCACTGCCGCTAAGGCTCGCTGTCTTCACGCCAGCGCCTGCGAGCAATTCCCGCCAGGCGCCCGCTGATTCCGCATGGGTTACATCTACCGTGCGCGCGTTGAATGAAAGTGCGCGGGCACGAAGCCCCGCCATGGTTGTGAAGGTCCCCAGACCGTCGCTGTCGATTTTGAGCAGCAGGTCTTTGCCACGTTGAGCGGTCATGCTCACGTCTCCTTTGTTGGTCTATCTGAAAAATTCAGCTTGTGGGTTCTGTATAGGCGCGGAAGACCAGGCGCCCGCGCAGGGCCTCTGCATCGCTGGCATAAGAAACGCTCGCGCGCTCCAATTGCAGGTTAACAAGCACATGGCCGGTCATTGGCAGACTTGCATCCTGCAGCGCCGCATCGACGGCGCTCATGATCTCTTTTACTTCCCGCCGCCCCCGTGCCCGTGACCAGACCGAAAGAGCAAGGCGATGAATGGCGGCACCATCGCTTCCTGCACCGTCAGGCTCTACCTCCGTATCGCCGAGCGTCACGAAGGGAAAGGCCGCATCCTGGGGTGGCCGGTCGAACACGCGACCGCCTACCAGGGAAGAGAGGGACGCGTCACCGACAAGGCTTGCATGAATGGCTTTTTGCAGTTCCCAGCTGGCCGCCAAGGTCATGACGCCCCTCCTTCCGCGCATGTGCACCTGAGCCAGCGGCGGCGACCGTCGACATCCAGAACCGAGCGGATATTGAAATGTCGTGCTCCCAGCCGAAACCGCATGTCGGTGGTGACACCACTACGGTATCGAATGGTGAAGTCTGTGGTGGCGTGCGCGCCCAACCGATCAGCTGCTTCGCGTTCCCGCCCGCTCTTCTGATGCATGGCAGCCCATAGGGTTACCACTTCGGTCCAGCTTTCACTGGCGCCGCCGCCTCCGTCGGGAATAGAGATGCGCTCTTCCAGAACGAGACGATGTCGAAGATCCGCAATCACAGGCGGAGCTTTCGGTAAGGCGCGAGCAACCTGCGGACCGGCGGGGTCAGCTGATCGCTTGTGTCTGGTGCTAGCTCGCGGTTTTCATACCAGTGGGCCACGGTCATGAGGAGCGCATGGCGGAGGTCCCGCGGCACATCACTTCCGTTCGCGCCAAAGCCACTCGCAAAGCGCACCGCAATGCCCGCCGCAAGGGATTTGGGCCGGGGCCAGGCGGCGCCTTCTGTGCGGACCAACCGTGCGTTCAGGCCCGGCGCCAGATTGTAGGTGTCGGGGCTCAGCGCCTTTCCATCGACAGACACGCTGAGAATGGAGGTGATCGGCCCCATATTGAAATCGACGACGGGCCCAGGCCAACTGTCGAGCACCAGATCCCAGCTTTGGTCCAGGAGCGCCAGACCCGCATAGGCCTCAATGCTCAATCTTGCTGCTGAAATGTAGCCTTCGATCAGAACATCTTCGTCGATTCCATCAACGCGCAGGTGCAGTTTTGCATCGGCCAGATCAACGGGCTCGCTGACCGGACCGGTCACCAATGTGTGGGGCATGGGTTTCCTGTTCGTGGAGAATGAAGGAAGGAGATGTCACCCTCAGGTCATGCCCGAGGGTGACATACCGCTTAGACAGGCTTCACATTGCCATGGCCCAACAAGGCCAGAGCGGCAAGCGGTGTGCCATTGGTGTGGGTGCCGGTGAGTTCTACCTGCACGCGGCAATAGCGGGCATCGCCCACATAGCCGATGGCAATCACTTGCCCATCCTCTGAGGGGTCATCGACCAGGGCAAAGGTGCCGCTGCCATCAACGGCCACCCCCAGGACGTCGCTGTCATTGACAACCGGTGACCAGTTGGTGCCGTCTTCGCTTTCCTCCAGCTTAAGAACCAGACAGACAGAAGGCGACAGGGCGTCACCGCTCATGCCCAGCGACACGATATGCTCGACGCTCTCATAGCCCTGTCGATCAACCGGCGCGCCAACACGCGTCGAAGTGGTCACAGCCGGGTCCAGGCTTTGAACAATGCCGAGATTTGAATGTAGATCACGCATAGTGAGACCTCCTTACGCTGTGCCGAATTTCAGAAGCTTGATTGCTTCGAAATTCTGGATGCCGCCGCCCACACGTTTGGTTGTGTAGAAGAGGACATAGGGTTTTGCCGTGTAGGGGTCGCGCAGGACACGAATGCCGAGACGGTCCACAATGAGATAGCCACGACGGAAGTCGCCATAGGCAAGTGCGAAGCTGTCGGCGTCCACGTCCGGCATGTCTTCTGCCTCAGCAATCGGCACATTCATCAGCCGCGGTGCCTGACCAGCTGTCAGGCTTGGCTGCCAGAGATAGTTGCCGTCTGCATCCTTGAACTTCCGGATCTGCGCCTGGGTTTGCCGGTTCATGACAAAGTGGGCATTGGCCCGGTAGCCAGACTTCACGGAATAGACCAGGTCGAGCAAAACATCGGACGGGCTCGTCGACGGAAAGCCCCCGGAAGCGCCCGTGGCGACATAGCCCACCTTGCCCCAGGCCCAACTCTCATTATCGACCCTATCGTAGGAGAGGAAGCCACGAGGTTTTCTCACACCATCGCCCGATACAAAGGCCGCACCTTCCTGTTCCGCGAAAGCGGTTTGCACTTCTTCGGCAATCCACTGGTCGATATTGACCGCGCTGTCATCTAGAAGGGTCGATGTGGCTGCCGGCATGGCATAGAGCTCCATCACCGGAAATTCGAGCTCGGAGATTTTCGGTGTGCCGGTCTCTGCCCGTGGCTCTGTCTCACCGACCCAGCCCGTCGCTGCCCCGCTTGTGGCAAAGGGCTTCTTGTAGGATGCCGCACCGATCTGGCGCACACCTGCGATTGCGCGAATGGGAGAAGCTTCGGAGACGACCCGGTCAATCATCTGTTCCGTTTCGCTTGGCACCAGATAGCCGCCGTCGGGGTCTGACTGAACAGACAGTGCCTTTTCTTCCAGGCCGCGCAGCGGACCCGTACTACCCTGACGCACATAGGTTTCAAACGCGGCTTTGTGTTCCCGCGCAACGGGCGAGAGCGAGGCACCTGAGCCAATTTCAGGTCGGGTGAGGGACAGGGCCAGACCATCAACCGTCTTTTGCTGAAGATCCAGGGCGGCGTTCAGACGATCCACCTTTTCTGTGGTCACCACATCCGCTGAAAGCTTTCGCTCCACCTGGGACAGGCGGTCATCATTGGCTTGCTTGAATGCATCAAAGCGGGTCATGAATTCATCCATGGCGTCGCGCACTTCATGCATGGCTGGTGAGCCCAGGTCCGCACTTTTCTTTTCCGGCGCGGCGGTTGGCGCAGGACTACCCAGCGTGTGGCCAATACGGCCCACACGGGTCTCTCTGGTGAGAGGCATATCTTTCTCCTTAGATGGATTTAGTGAATGAAATGAGCGCCAGCTGCGCGGATCGTCCGCGCCAAGACTCCCAAGTCTGTTGAAGTGAAGCCAGCATCCCGCCGCGCCCTCACCGCTTTGTAGCCACCCGCGATCAAGGCACGGGCGTCTGATCTGCTGAGTCCCGCATCCCGCGAAAGCCAGCGTTCAAGTTCTCGTTCTGTTGGCAGCCATGCAGATTTCACTGTGCTCACACGTGCTCCCGGCTGCATGGGAAAGGTCACAACTGAAATTTCCCAGAGGTCCAGCTCCATCAAGTGGCGCAGACCGGTCTCCGCATCGCGCACCGCCTTCACTGTGTGGAAGCCGATAGAGAGGCCGTCCAACGCACCTGCTTTCATGAGGGCGTGCACGTCTCTTGCCCGCGCCACTTCCAGGGTGAGGCGGCCACGGACATAGAGACCTCTCGTGTCTTCGCGAATCTCGTCCCAGGAGCCGATTGGGTCTGCCGGGTCATGCTGAAAGAGCATCCTGACCTGGTCAGCACCGCGCTTGGCAAGGCTTGCGCGAAACGCGCCGCGCTGGACCAGGTCGTGACCCAGATCTTCCGCTCCGAAGAGGCTCGCATAGCCTTCAAACGCTCCGGCGGCATCCACTTCTGCCACCTGAAAGGCCGCTCGTTTGGTTTCACAAGTGGCGCTTGCTGGTTTTCCCTGTCGCGTTGGTTTGTTCATGTTTCTCCCGGCACAAAAAAAGCGCCCCGCCCATTCTCAGGGGAGACGCTGGATGAAAATCATGGGTGATGAAGTTCGTCACTCTTTGGCAATCACTCGGTCGAGCTTGTCTTCAATACGTGTGAGCGCTGCCCGCATATAGGCAGCCTGCACTTCCAGGCGCGCGGTGCGCTCACCCATATCGTCATCGCTGATCACCTGACGTTCCAGATGATTGATGCGTTCTGAGGCCGCCCCGGCCCAGGTCAGCGCGCCAGCAGTTTGAATGAGGATCGCTACAATGAGCGCAATGGGCACGCGTTTATCGAGGTGCCAGCGCCCAGGCTCCTTCTCTTGCCCCATCAATCTGTCTCCCTTGCGCTCAACCCAACAGTCCGGCGTTTTTCCTCATCGCTCAGGAAGTCAGCGTCTTTCACTCGCGCCCACACGCTTTCACGCTCCGCCGCAAGAGCCGGGACCGCCTCAAGGTCGATATCAAGATGCAGAGACTGTCCAAAACGCGGCCCCAGCCAGTGGGTAAGTGCTGTCGCTGACTTGCGCACCAGAGGAACGATGGTCTGGCGCCAGAAAACCAGATTGGCTTCCTTGTAATTCGAGAACGTATTGTCGCCGGGAATGCCCAGCAACATGGGCGGCACGCCAAACGCCAGGGCGATTTCGCGCGCAGCGGCATTCTTTGCCTCGTTGAAATCAAGATCGCGGGGGCCCAGGCCCATTTGTTGCCAGTCGAGTCCGCCTTCCAACAAGAGTGGACGACCGGCATTGGCCGAACCCGCATAATTATCTTCCAGCTCCCGCTTCAACCGGTCGAACTGATCATCTGTGAGGGTGCTCTCACCGCTTGCGCCCTTGTACACAAGCGCGCCGGAGGGACGCGCTGCATTATCAAGCAGAGATTTGTTCCAGGCGCCTGCGGCATTGTGAATGTCGACGGCCTTTGCCGCTGCTTCCAACGGTGAGAGGCCATAATGATCATCGGTCGGGTGGAAGGCCTTCATATGCAGGATGGGCTTGGTGGGTTCGTCTCGAAACAGAACCGTTCGCCCGTTCACCTCATACTCATAGCCTTCCGGCCAGCCCCGCGTGCCGGGCACCACTTTCATGCGGTCCGGACGGAGTGCGTAGAGTTCGCGCACCTCTTCGCCAACACTCACCGCTTCCAGATAGGCATTGCCCGCCACCTGCAGATGGCCATACCAGGCTTCCAAAAGCTCGGTGCCGCTTTCAGCCGGATTGGGTCGCGCAAGCAGTGTCAGCAGCGGATGCTCGCTTAGGGTCTGATCGCCTTCGTGAAGCATCCAAGGGACGCTTGCGGCGGCCTCCGCAATCATGCGGACACATCTGAAGGCCACCGCATTCTGTTCATAGCCCTCGCGCGCCAGGCGATCATAGTCGCGGGGTGTCCAGACCGGGCGCCCCAGCGAGCTCAGCGCAACAAGCGCTCCGGTCGCACTTGCCTTGGTGGCCAATGGAGGCGCGAAGAATGGCCGTGCGAAGAGCCTGGACCAAAGGCCCGCCGGCTTTTGCTGCGTCACTGCGTTCATCATTGTTTCCTTACAAGCGTCGGATCGCGGGGTCGCCCGCGGTTCGCATGAGATCGGTTATGGCCCAGACAAGTGCGTCTAATCGGTCGGGACTTTTGCCGCGACCTGAGAAGTTGCACATTTGATCTTCAAGCTCCGGCAAGGGCGCGAGATGCGATACCCTGCCCTGTTCATAGAGTGCGGCAACTGGTTCAGCGCGGACCTTCTTGCCCCGGGTTGCGCGGACCTGGCGCACCGGCAAGGTTGGTGCCACGTGGTGAAGCACGCTTTCAACCATCTCACCGCCCTGATTTACTTCAGCGATCACGCGGTCTGCATCGAAATTTTCATAGGCTTCAGCGACGGCCTTTGCCCAGGCGGCCGGTTTGGCGCGCGCGCGTGAGCGATCCGCAATCACATAGAAGCGATCATCGCTGCCGATCCCCGCCACCACGATCCCGCATTCATCCGCGCCAGCGCCTGAACTTGCCGGTGGGTCGACACCGATCACCACCCGATTAAAATCGGGCGTAGACGTTCTACGACAGCGCTCAATAAGTGTGCGCGTCCACAAGGCATCTGGATCATCTTCGAGAAGCTCACCGTTTAATTCCTGGCGACCAAGCCGGGTCCCCTCATAGGTTTTGATCACCATCGAGAAAAACGCATCGGCCAGGTTCGCGCGATTGTCGTAGGTGGTCGCCCGTGTCACAGCGACCCTGTCATCGGTCAACAGATTTCTGATCAAAGGCACGGCACGGGGCGTTGATGTCACCACCTGGCGGGGGTGGTCACCCAAACGCAAACCAAATTGCAGCATCGACCAGGCGGCTTCCGCATCCGGCCATTTTGCAGCCTCATCGCTCCAGGCGGCGTCAAATTGTGGACCCCGCAACCCTTCGGGATCACTCGCTGAATGCAAGCTTGCCACTGCGCCATTCGGCCACAGCAAACGGCGGCGCGTTGCTTCATAGCGTGGCTTTGCATGATCTGGCCCCAGCGCGCGCAAGCCTGATGTGCCTTCCACCATGACTTCGCGCGCGTCCGCATAACTCTCGCCAACGAGGGCGATGCGCCCAGCGCGGGCTGCTCTTACTTCGGCCGCAATCCACTCAGCGCCCGCCCGGGTCTTGCCCGCGCCACGCCCGCCCAGGATCAACCAGGTTGTCCAATTACCCGCGGGAGGCCATTGACTGTCCCGCGCCCAGAAGCGCCAATCATGCGTCAGAAAGCTGAGCTCCGGGTGGCTCAATTCAGCGAGGAAGGCCTCAACCAGTGCCTGCGGCTGCGATGCGAGCGAGGCGGCGCGCCAGGTCTTGTCTGAGCACGTCATCGGTCTTGGCACCGTCAT